AAACTATCTGAAGAAGATAAAAATGAATTATCTACTAAAGTCCGAGAGAGTCAAGAACTGGGGGAGTAGAAGCCTATACGCTTGAATACAATGTATTGTTAGCGTTTAGAAATCCTGAGTGTGTAGGCGGTTGTAAAGGTTGTCAATACGATAAATACCCCTACACGGCTCAAGTACCTCTTACCTTAAATGGTAAAAAATATCCCACCATTACGTTTAATTCAGATCAAGACGTACAGAAAGTAATTGATCTACTTATTCAAGAAATTAAAGACACAAATAAAGCTTTTAAGAAAGATTTCAAGATAGGGGAAGGTGTTTTTGGACAACTACCTTTTTTTGCTTGTAAAAGATTCTTATATTCTAAGGAGTTTCAAGACGATATTCATAGATATTCGTATTGTAGCACTTTTAATGTTCCTGCTTTTGGTGGTCATTATGGACTTCATCCTAAGAAGTGGATAGATAAAAGTTTTTTTATTAAAAATATGATAGAGAAAGAACAAGCAAAAGATGGCGAAAGACACAACAAGCAATAATATAAAGATTCATTTTAGAGCAGAAGGCGAACAAGAATTAACCAATGCTATTAAAACTCTATCTGCTGCAACCAAACAACTAAAAAACTCTCAAGTCCAATTAGCAAAAAGCATTGGAATGACTGATGCACAAAGAAAAAAATCTATTGCAACAGGTAATCTTGCATTACGTAACCAACGTAACATGAATGCCGCTACCGCTCAAGGTAGTATGACATTCTCCGTGTTTCGTTCTAAACTACTACTAGCATCATTTGCTACTGGATTATTTGCAGCTAGTGTAGGTAAGCTAGTAAGGGCTTTTGCAGAACAAGAGTCGTCTGAAAAAAGAATTGATGCAGCATTAGAGTCTACTAAGAATGTAGTAGGTTTAACGGGTGCAGAAATAAAAGAATTTACTAGAGGACTAGAGGATATTGGCGTTATTGGGGATGAAGTTAATAATAAAATGGCTTCTATCTTACTTACCTTTACAAATATAAGGGGAGAAGCTTTTGAAAAAACTATGGTTGCCGCTAACAACATGGCTATATCTATATCCGGAGGCATACCTACTTTCGAACAATTAAAGAGTAGTGCTTTGCAGTTAGGTAAGGCTTTACAAGACCCTGCTGGTCAATTAGGTGCATTAAGTCGTTCAGGATTTACATTTACCGGAACACAAAAACAAATGATCAAAAACCTTGTTGAGCAAAACAAACTACAAGAAGCTCAAAATATTATATTAGAAGCTGCGGAAACGCAGTTTGGCGGTCTTAATGAAGCTATGGTAAATACTGTAGATGGTGCTTATGCTCAAATGAATAATGCCGCTGGAACTCTAGCGGAAAATATAGGAGCGGTATTAGCTCCAGCCACAATAGAATTTGCTCACAATATGACAGATTTATTTAAATCTTTAAGTGAGAATACAAGGCAAATAGTTGTCGTAACAAAAACTATAATTGATTTAGGTGCAGCCTTTATGATTTATAAAACTGCGGTTGCCTTATCAAATAAACAAAGCAAGCTTTTCTTAGCCCTACAAGCAGCTATGCGACCACAAACAGCTCTTGTAGCTGCTGGTGTTTTTTTAGCAGCTAAAGGTTTTTATGAATTAAATGACGCAATAACAGACGACATTATAAAAGTAAATGAAAGTAATGATGCGTTTAAAAAGATGATAAAAAATCAAAAGAATTTGGCTTCTAGTGTAGAAACAACTACTTCAAAAATGTCGCAACAATCCTTACAAATGAAACTTTCTAACGAGCTTAAAATTTCAAACATAAACATTGAAAATTCAGCTCTACTAGGATTAACAAGATCAGAAATTAGGTCTTTTGAAGGAAAGAAAAGAACCTTGTTAATTCAAAAAGAACTAATAAAGGTAGACAAGGATAAGCGAGAAGGCGTAAGAGCTGAAACAGAAGCTTATGTAGATAATGTTATAGCTTATGAAAAATATATTACAAGCATTAAAGAGCATATAAAAGAACAAAAAGAATTAATTCAGATAGATAAGTTTTTCTTAACAATAGATGAATCTATTCGCGACGCTCAAAAAGAATCTTTGATACTTATGGCTAAAGAAGCTGCTATTAATTCTAAAAATCAAAAATTTAATATAGACAGAGTGAATCAACTTATTGAGCTTGATAAGCGACTTGCCGCTGTTGGTTTAGAGGGTATTCCTAATTTCATAGACGCCTTAGCAGATGAAAGCGTTACTGTTAGTAGTTTGGTAGACGAACATGAGAAATTAAATAGTGTAATAAGTGATGCTATTTTTGCTTTTGGGGAAGCAATAGAAAATGGTGTGGCTTATAATGAAGCGCTAGAAGGTATGAAAGAGGTTATAAAGGCAATAAATAAAGAAAAAAGCCCGTTTGACCAATTTACAGAAGATGCACAACTTGCATTAACTTCCGTTCAAGGATTTTCTCAAGCCTATAGTACACTTATTGATGAAAGAATGAATAGAGAGTTAGAAGCCTTAAAAACTACCAGAGATTTTGAAGAAGCTTCTCAAGAACAAAGAGAAGTTATGGAAAACAAAATAGAGCAAAGATTTAAAAATCAAAGAAAAAAAGCTTTCCAAATAGAAAAAGCATCTAACTTAGCTGAAGCTATAATGGACGTTAGGTCTGCGTATGCAGAGGCATTAAAAAGAGGACCGGGATTTGCTGCGTTTGTTGCTGCTTTGGGTTTTGCTCAAGTTTCTGCTATAGCTGCACAACCTGCACCGCGTTTTGCAACGGGCGGTAGTTTTATAACAACTGGAACACAAAACTTAGTTGTTGGAGAACAAGGCGCAGAAAGGGTAACTATACAACCTTTAGGTGGTAGACGCGCACAACAAGGATCAAATGAAACCCAAGTAATAAATATAAACGTATCTGCTCCTTTAGTCGATGAAACAATATTGGATGTAATAATTCCAAAAATTGAAGAAGCAGGAAAACTTAACTTAGCATAATGTTATCATTACCTTCAGCATATACAAACGACTTAGGACAACATATAACAGAAAACTATCTTGTTGAGCTATATAGCGACCAAGGAAGTGTAGAAGTAAGACTAGCTGTTACCGAAACTACAGTAAACTCTCATAATTTTAAAGGCGTAATAACAAATATACCAACTATTAGAGAAAGTATAGACATACACAAATCAACTAGCTCTTTATCTAATATAAGTATTAGCTGTGCCAACGACGGACTGAGTGCGTTATTGCTTGGTACTAGAACATATTTAAATAGGGATGTTAAGATTTATTCTCAATTAGACAACGAATCAACATTAAGTAACTGTCTGTTAGTATTTAAAGGTGTTTTAAGGGCAGTTCAATCAACGGAAAATAAAGTTACTTTACAAATTTCTGCAAAACGACCTTTTGAAAATATTAATATACCAAAAATTCAATCAAAGGAAGGAAATTATGTTCCTATTGTATTTGGAGATTATAACTCATATACGTTTGCTAGTACCCTTCTAGGAACTAAGCTACAAAACACAACCACTATATGTCATCCCGTACCAGTAGAAACAATTAAAGAAGGAAGAATTGTAACTTTGGCTCACGAACAAGGAAGCCAAACAAACACCGGACACCTTCACGTTCAAGAAGCTGAATTGTTTAGAACAGAAGGTTCTCAAAACATGTCCAAAGCTGGAGGAACTTTATTAAATAATGAAACTGCTAGCACAGTACCATCTTTAGATGGTTCTACAACTATATATGGTAGAACAGCGCAATTAGACTTAAGAAGAAGTATGACTTCGTTGGTTGGTGTTGAAGATATAGACTTTAACGGAACAACTGCAATATCAGCAGATAAAACAACCATACTTGTTGATAGAGTTGAAACAAACCAAGGTCCAAATAAAACGTATAATTTTAAGATAAATCAAATGGGTTCAGTACAACATACTCCCGAAATTATTAACCTTAATTTAAACTTTGATAATGTCGCTATAAACATTACAGACTTTGCAAGCTATAGAGTTAGGTTAGATGTCTATTGGGGTAGCAGCGGTGTTGCACAACACACTAACCACATAATAGCAAATAGAAATGTACTTGAGGATATACAAACTTCAATCGCAGATATTGCCATAGAATTTGTTCATCCAACAGTAAATAATAATATTGAGTCAGATTCTGATAACTCTGGAAACCTTCCGGAAAGAATAGATGTAGAATTTACGTTTTATTCTAGCTCTAGCGGTTCAGTCAATTATGATATTGATTTTGATTGTCAACCAGAGTTTGGAATAGTTACTAAACTAGATGAATCTTCAGATAGCGTTCAATCTACAAGTGATATAATTTCTAAGGTAAAAGAGTTATACTCAGGGCAAGACGGATTTTCATTAGACTCTGCTTTGATCACAAAACCTATTGCTGCACACAGATATTTATGTGAAACATTTATGCCTTCAGAGTTTGGAAGCACGCCACCACAATCATACACAGATATTTTAGCGCATCACTCTAGTGCTAGGGGAACATTACATTATTATGTAAATAAACAAGAAAAGATAGAAGATATTCTTAAGAAGCTTCAGCACTTTGGAGCATTTATAATGAGATATAAAAACGATGGTACTATTGATTATCAAAGCTTATCTCATTTAAGTACTAGCACAACAGCTTCAACAACAAAACCTTACTTATTAAATGTAGGTACGTTACAAACAGCCGGTGGTAGCGGTATAGATTTAGACGATGAAACATTAGGTATAGATATAACACACGCATCTGAAACAGTAGGTAATGGAGATATAATAGCAGTTACTCCTTCTTCCGGTAATTGGGAATTTATAAAAGTATTTTTAACGGATGTTTCTATAACTGGAGCAGACTCTGCTTATTCTGGATGTGAAAGAAATTTGACGCCGTCAAATATTAATACAAGTGTCGCAGAAAATGCACCGGTATATAAAGTTATATTTCCACACACAAAATTAACAGATAACGATTTTACAAACTTACAATTATCACACTTACCTTTAAACGAAATTATTACAAAATATAAGATTGACTATCACAAAGACCCGGGTAATAAAACTAAGTATTTAAAGCAAGCCACTTATACCGATTCTACCGCCACTTCCAAATATGCAATAGCAACAGAAAATATTAAAGAAATTAAAAATGAAATAGACGTAACTGGAACTTTAACAAACTATTATCATCATCACTATGGACAGCTTACGAATGGTCCAAAGGTTAAAATATCCTTAGATATTGTAAACCCTACTTTCTATAGTATAGAGGTTGGAGATATAATAAGATTAAATGGCGCTAGCACAACACAAACCGCTTTTGGTTTAGCAAACAAGGGGTTTACATCTACGAACTCTTGGGATAGATTATATTTTATCGTAACTTCAACATCAAGAACTTTAGGCAAGATGACTATATCAGCCTATGAATTATATTAAGGATATATTATGGCACTTATAACGACAGCAAAATTTAGGTTTAGTAGCAATACCGCTAATTATTCTCCATCAAGAAACCCTGATATGAATGTTGGACATAGTACAAATTATAAGGGTATAACAATTACGCAAGCTTATGGTGGTAAAATATACACAAACGAACGCTATGGTAAGCAACTACAATGGGAATTAAATTATACTAACCTTATTGAGGCGGATAGGTTAAAACTAGAAGCTTTAATTAACGCAGTTAAAGGAAGAAAAACCATATTTGAGTTTAGTCCTAATAATGGAACAACCTATTATAACGTAAGATTCGAAGAAGATAGTCTTTCTTTTGAACAAACCGCTTATGGAATCTATTCTACATCCTTTACTATACTACAAGAAGTAGCTTAAAACGCACGAGAATAGGCTTTAAATCAACTATCTTTTTTATTTCAACTTACTACCTTAAAAAGGTAAATCATCGGCAGATAAAGCTTCATTTGTAGGCTTAGCTTCTCCCTTTGGTGTAAACACACTGAGTTTTAACATTATGTCGCCTTTTTGTGTTCTATTTTTCCACAAGTTAACTTTGACAACATTGCCATTTACATTAAAATCTCCTTGAAAATCTGGTTTTTTAGTGTCGTTGGGATTCTCGTGATCTTTAAAGCTATTTTTAAACAAATAACCTACGTTTTCTGCTAGTTCAAACTTCTTTTTTTCACTCATTTTGCTCTCCTATTATATTATTTATTAACATTATTCGTTTTCCTATTTGATATGGGATTTGTGGTACGACTGCATTTCCAAGTCCTTTGACTCTATCGTTATATCTGTCCAATTTTTGGGATAACCCATAAGCCACTCTATCCAACTTGGGTTCATTTTTAAGCCTTTCAAAGGTTTCGATTCTAAATTCTCCATTTGCTCTATCTTTTCCCTCAATATCTTGCTTTGTTCTTCCTTGTTTAGGTTCGGATAATTTAGTAGAGCATCTCTTAGTTTTACTCCCCACCTTTGTCCTTTCTTGTTTGTCCTGCTGAACCTTCCCTTTTTTAATTTTACATTGCTCGCTACTCCCCCCTCTATGTCTGCTGCTCTCGGTGTTGGATAGCTTAAGACTTGATCTTTGAATATAACTCTCGCTATCGTTCCCTCTTCGTGTTTTGTTCCCACTCTCCCCTTTAGACTCCCTATCGAATCTTTCCAGTTTCCCGCGCAAGGTGTTGGATATTTTTTTCGGGTATGCGACGATCCAGATTCTTTTTCTAAGGTGTTTTGCTCCAACGTCTTTTGCTGATATAACTTGCCATTCTGCATCATACCCGATTTTGGCAAGGTCGTAAAGAACTCTTTCTCCTCCTTTAGAAGTGAGATTTGCGACGTTCTCAATAAAAACCCATCTTGGCTGTAACTCGCCAATAATTCTCCACATTTCAAACCAAAGACCACTCCGTTCTCCATCTAATCCTTCTCCTCCTCTTTTAGCTGTGCTAATATCTTGACAAGGAAATCCCCCACTTATAATATCAACATCTTCTAAATTATTTTTACCTATTTCTTTTATATCTCTATAGTGATGTGCATTCGGAAACCTTTTTTTTAATAACCCGTTTGCCCAATCATCAATTTCGCAAGTCCAAGTAGTTTTTATTCCCGCCATTTCAAAGCCTAGATCAATACCACCTATACCGCTAAATAAACTTCCGTGTTTCAACTCTACCTTCTTTTATACTTTTTCTTTTTCTTATCTAAAGGACACTCTTTCATCCAGTCTATTCTGTTTATTGATGATGCCATACCGCAATAGTAAACTTCTTCTTTACCTTCTTTCCATCTTTCTTGGTTTTCGTTTGTTTTAGTAGAAAAAGGGCAATTTTTTTTTATTTTTTCACAATAATCAAACATTATATCTTAACAACTTGAAATATAACCTTTCCTTCGGATAGCTTTCCAACGGACTTAGAGTTATAACTTTCCAACTCCTTTGTAATATCATATCCTTTTTCGTCATAATTTTGCAAATCTATCTTCAAGCCATCTCTATTCCCGTCCTTATAAAAAATATAAACGTTTTGAGATGCCCTACTTTCCAAGTTTAATGCTTTCTCTGAATAAGCATTTGCTCCTACTAGCGATGAACTTCTACCATAAGTATCTCCTATTCTTGCAGAGTGTATATGTCCAAATAATATATAATTTAAATTTATACCTTGCGAAGCATACCTACCTTTGATCTGAGTTACCGATGACTCTACCTTACCTTTAACGGAATGTCCGTGTATAAGTAGTATTTTATGCCCTTCTACGTCAACAACTAATTCTAAAGAATTTTTCATAGGTATAAACTCTATATCTGTTCTGTCTTTAAATATATAATAAAGAATGTTAAATATTGTATTGTCGTAATTGTCTGATGCAACCGGCTCACTATAACCCATCTCTTGGTTTGCTCTACTTTCGTTGCCGCTAACACACCCTATACTAATTTTAAAGTCTTGCCTTATGTCTTCTATAGTTTGTTTTA